GAAAGTCCTTTCAGGAAATAATTCTTATATTATAAAAACTAATGATAATGGTATAGAAGAAATAACTGTTCAAGGCTTACCACCAGTAAAAACTGATACATTAGGAAGAAAATGGATTTCTTGGGTTGATACCAAACAAACCACTTTGGAAGAAATGGATGTTGAAGGGAGATATGTTTTTGTTGGATTTACAGCAAAAGGTATTATGCCACAAATAGCCGTTCCTAATAATTTATTAGAACCCCATAAAATTCAAGCGGCTTTAGCAGAATCAATTTTAATAAAAGATTCGCCTTTCATTCCAGATTACGCTAAAGGTTTAGAAACAATTATATTTATAGTCTCAGTCCTCCTATGTTGGTTTGTATTGCATTTGTTTGGTATAACCTATGGAATCGTATTAAGTACAGTTTCAATGCTTTCTGTAGGATTTTTAGGTTTTACATTAATACAACGAGGTATCTTGATTGATGTAACTTGGACACTAATCTCACAATTTATAACTGGATCTACGGCTTTTTATTTAAGATTTAGGGAACAATATAAATTGAGAAAAAAAATTAAGGGACAATTCGGTAAATATCTAGATAGTAGAATGGTACAAAAACTTATTGATAATCCTGAATTATGCCAAGTACATGGAAAGAAAACTGATTGTTCAATTATTTTCACCGATTTAAGAAATTTTACGAGTTTATCCGAATCTGTAGATGCTGAAATTGTTAGCTACATAATGAATAATGTTTTAGATGTTCAAGTAGATGCTGTAAATAAATATTTCGGTGTCACTGATAAATTTATAGGTGATGCAGGGATGTTCCATTGGAATACAATAATCCCACAACAAAATCATCATAATTTAGCTTTGAAAGCAGCAAAACAAATAGAAAAAAATATTCAAACACTCAATAAAAAATTTTTAGAAGAAAATCTTCCTTTAGTTAAAATAGGCATTGGAATCAATTCTGGTATTTGTAATGCTGGAAATTTTGGGGCAAAAGATAGGTTTGCTTTTAGTTTGATAGGAGATCCTTGTAATATAGCAGCACGCTTAGAATCTAGTACGAAGAAATTAGGTGTTCAGACTTTAATAGGTGAGGAGACTGCCAAATATTCAAAATTTAAGTTAAAATTACTTGAACCTTTACAAGTAAAGGGAAAAAAGAAAAAGTTAAAAGTGTATACATGGGCTTAGGATATAAAATAAGTATTGCTTTAGGAGCAATTTTAATAACAACAATTTCTGCTTCAGCTTGGTATATTGATAGATTACAAGATAATATTTCAACATTGAAAGCAAATTCAGTTATTCTTGAAACTCAAATTAAAGAACAAAATGAAGCGATCCAAAAACATCTCAAAAATGCTGAAAAATTACAACAAGCAAATAATAAACTTTCTTCGCAAAACGCAGAAACGCAAAGAGAAGTTACAAAATTAAGACAAACTTTCGCAAAACATGATCTTGATAGATTAGCAATAGCAAAACCGCAATTAATTGAAAATACAATTAATAGAGCTGTTGTCAAACTTAAAGAAGATTTAATAGAAATAACAAATCCTCAGCAATTTGATAAAGAATTTATAGATGAAAATTAATCTTTTTATAATTTTTTTGCTGATAATTACTACAACTAGTTGTAGTATGATCCCAACACAAACAAAGCCAGTAGAAGTTGTAACAATTCCAAAACCAATTCCACTATATCATCCACCACTTCCCATAGAATTACAATTAGTTGATGTTGATTGGAGTGTTATAACGCCAGAAATAATGAAGATATATTTAGCAGAATTAGAAAACGGTGATGCTCCAGCAACGGCATATTATTCATTGACAAGTAAAGAATATGAAAATTTATCAATGAATATGGCTGAACTAAAAAGATATATCCAAGATTCTTTACATATCATTGAATTTTATAGAGATTATGATGCAGAAGTGCAAGATGATGAATAATTTGCTAAACTTAATTTTTTTCAAAATAGGGGGTAACTTATGTTTGGAATGATAGGCGAGTGGCTAGGAATAGTCACTGGTGTTGTATGTGCAGCTTCAATAGTTTGTGCTTTAACACCAACACCAAAAGATGATCAAATGATCAGCAAACTATATAAAATTGTTGAACTATTAGCAATTAATATAGGAAAAGCAAAACAGTAGTTTATGACATCTAAAGTTGAACCGTTCATATATAATGCAATTTTAGAGAGAGTTGTGGATGGTGATACTATTGATGTAACACTGGATTTGGGATTCAATGTATTTCTGAAAAAACAACGCTGCAGGTTGGCAGGGATAGATACTCCTGAATCCAGAACTAGAGATTTAGCAGAAAAAAAACTTGGATTACAAGCAAAAGAAAGACTCACTGAATTATGTGGTGAGAAACTTAAGATTAAATCTTTAGGTAGAGGAAAATTTGGAAGAATTTTAGCTATCCCATATACAAAAGATGATGAAGATATTTGTAAAATGCTTATTGAAGAAGGTCATGCTGTTGAATATTGGGGTGGAAAAAAAAATAAAATCTGGGGGGATTATTAAAATGCAAATATCAAAAGAGGGTATTTCTCTAATTAAAAAATTTGAAGGTTGTCCAACTGAAACTATAGATGGAAAAACCATGGCGGTTTCATACAGGTGTGCAGCTAATAAACCAACAATTGGATTTGGATCTTTGCATTTAATAGATGGAACTCCTGTAAAAGATGATATGAAAATATCATTAGAAGAAGCTGAAGAATTATTAGCAAAGGAGTTAAAAACATACGAAAATTATATAAATGAAATGGTTAAGGTTGATATAGATCAAAATCAATTTTCGGCTTTAGTTTGCTGGTGTTTTAATATTGGTCAAAATGGAGCAAAGAGTAGCACGGCCATTAGAGTTTTAAATGAAAAAAAATTTGAGAGAGTTCCAGCAGCTATGAAAATGTGGAATAAGATTACAGTTGATGGTGAAAGAAAAACTTCGGAAGGATTGGTAAGAAGAAGGGAAGCAGAAGCTTTACTTTTTGAGTCTAAAGATTGGACAAAAATTTAATGGCTCTAAGTAAGAAACAATCAAAAAAATTAGGTTCTTTATTATCAATAATGTGTAAAGAAGAAATTCCAGATTTTATGCTAACAAATCTTATCAATGAAGGTTATGTAGAACTTCATGGAAATGCCAATTATAAATTGACATTAAAAGGTATTGATGAAAGAAGGCGTTTATCAACTTTGGCAGGATTAAACATAACTTATACATCTGAAAAAAATATAGATCAACAAATTAAAGAAAATCTTTAAATATCAAAAAAACTAGGGAACATAAAATACTCATTCCTAAAATTACAAAATAAAAAGTTATTAAATCAAATAATACATACATAGTTAGAAGAAAATTTTAGCATAAAATATTCCAAACAAGGTTTATTTAATTTTATCTTTTTGATATATTTAAAAATTACACGAAAAAAAAATGTCTATTGAAATGATGAACAGTGCATGGAACACTGATAATTTAACTCCAACAAAAAAACTGATTCTACTTTTACTTGGTAGCTATGCTGATGAAAATCATCAATGTTATCCATCCCATAGACATATTGCAAATAAAATAGGTCTTAAAGATACAAAGGGAGTTCAAAGGACTATTCAAGAATTTGAAAAATTAGGATATTTGAAAATAGAAAGAAGAAAAAAAGAAAATGGAGGATATACATCTAATAAATATACTTTGTTATTGCCTATGGGTGGTAAAACCCATAGGGGGCGTAGAAGGGATAGTGAGGGGGCTGAGAACCCTGTTAATACAAAAGAAGAAACTAAAACAAATAATATTAAAAAAGAGATTTTTTATAGATCATCCTTTGAAAAATTTTATGAAATCTATCCTAAGAAAGTAGGAAAAAAGAAAGCTTTTGAATCTTTCCATAAAATAAAAGAATCAGAAATTGAAAAAGTTTTAATAAAAATTGAAGAGTATGCTGTTACAGTAAAAGATAAAATTGATATTCAATGGATTCCTAATCCAGCTACTTGGCTAAATCAAGAAAGATGGAATGATGATCTTAATTATATTAAAGATCATAAAAGAGATTTTAAGCTTAATAGATCCTCAGACTGGGCGAAGGATTTAGACTAGTCAATATTGAAGAAATCGTTTGGCTCTACATTACCTTCTGTAATAAAAAATAGTAATTCCATTTCTTTCTTTCTTGGAATGCGTATTCCAGTCACCCATTTAGCTAATGTAGATTGAGGTATTTTTATATTCTGTTTCTTTTCAACATAATCAACAAATTGTTGTTGTGTAAAATTATTATTGCTGAGATATTCTTTAAGTTTCATTTCATATTTCCAAATATGAATTATAGCAATACTTGAGTGAATTTCAATTCCATATAAGGAAATTTATTCCAATAAAGGTTGACATTCTTAATTTAGTCTTTAAAATTTATTAGAAATATTTGAAAAGGAGAAAAAAATGAGTAGTAATAATCCATTCTCTAACTTTGACATAGATCACTTGTCAGCTTCATCACTTAATACATATATCAATGATCCTTGTATGTTTATAATCAGATATCTATTCAAACACAAAGGAACTGGAAATCCAGCTATGTGGCGTGGATCTATAGTTGATGAAATTATTGGAGAAATGCTAATTGATAAAAGAAATCTAAAAAATGAAACATTAATTAAAAGGGCAGAAAAAAGATTGCAGGGATTATACGAACATTGGAAAAAAGAAATTACAATAGATGAAGATAAATACTATAAAGAAAAATCTAATCTTTCACGATATCTAGAAGTAGCTATTCCTTTTTATAAGCAATTAGGAAAGCCAAAAGATTATCAAAAAAAAATAAGTTTGCAATTAGAATCAATTCCGATTGAAATTATTGGCTATATTGATTTGCAATATGAAGGAATTTTGAGGGATATTAAGACCGTTGGTCGCATGCCTTCTAATGTTCCTGATTCTGTTAAACGACAATTAAGTATATATGCTGTTGCTGAAAATTCAGAAGCTTTAGTAGATTATATTTTTGCTAGTCCAAAAAAAACAGAAATTAAGGTGATGAAGATAGAAAATATCAAAGAGCATTTAATAGTGGTTGAAAAAGTTGCTATTGCTGTGATGAATCTTTTATCTTTTTCAAATGATAAATATGAAATAGCAAAACTATTCTATCCGAATTTTGATTCATGGATTTGGTCAAATAAGGAAGATATAGAATTTGCTAAATCAATTTGGAGTTAAAAATGAAATTAAATGATGTTATAAATGAAATTGCTTTACTGGCAGATACAGATAAAGTAAATATTAAGGGTAAATTCTATACGACAGTAGATAAGAGATTACAATTATTTCGCAGAGAATTTGGTCTAAATGCAAATATCCAAACTAATATACTACATAACGATTTGGAAAGAGTATTAGTTCAAGCAATTATTATCGTTTTTGTTGATGGAGACTGGAGAGAAGTTGCTAGAGGATATGCTGAAGAATTTAGGGGTAAAAATCTTGTCAATCAAACTTCTGCAATAGAAAATTGTGAAACTTCTGCTATTGGTCGTGCATTAGCTAATCTTGGTTTAGGTGGTGGAGAATATGCAAGTGCTTTTGAAGTGCAAAATGCAATTAATAATAAACCCAAAGCACCTGATTTAAAAGATATGTATGTTCTTAGAAATGAAAAAGATACTGTTTTGACAGTTGCAGATAATGAAAAGAGTTTCTTAAATGATTTAAGAACTTTTTTAAGTGAGCCAGAATCCCAAGAATGTAAAAATCTTTATGATATAAATAAAGAAGTCATTTCTCTTGCTTTGAAAAACAGTAAAGGTGATTTGAAAAAGAGTTTTCAAACGGTAACTGATTTATTTTCAGGATCTTAAATTTTATAATGGATCTGCCAAGATATCTTAAAAATAAATCTTTAAAAAAGCTTACTCTTGATGATTGTGTTTTCTTAGTCCTTTTTAAAGCTTACCAGCGTGGAAATTGGCTAATGTTACATGAAATTCAGGAAAAAATTTTTAATACTTATCAAAAAGAATTTGGAACCAAATATGCTGAATTAAATAGATATTATGGAACACCAACTGTTTCAGCAAGTGTTAGAAATATGAGAAAAGACTATTGCAGAGAAAGATATGAATTATTTAAGTATGGTGAGGTAATTTTTAAAAGAAGAAGAAGGCCAAGTAAAGGTTATGAGTATAGGATTCAATTAAATGATCATAAATTCTAAATTAGTAGGCAATACTATTAATATTGGCTCAACAAATATATCAACTACTGGAACTGCGATAGATATTGGAATTGATGGAACACCAACTGTTTCAATTAAAAATTTTGAAAAAAAGAAACATCTCAAGTGTCTGGAATTGTTGGAAAAAAAATTTAAAAATTATAAACCAAAAAGAATACATAAAAAAAATATTATGTTTAATGAATATTTTAGAAAATCTGTTTATATATTATTTTTCAAAAGCAAAATTGTTTATATAGGTCTTTCTGATTGTCCTTATGGAAGAATTAAACAGCATAAAGATAAGATATTTGATCAATTTAGGATTTTGCATGGAAAAAAGGAAAGAATTCCTTTTTGGGAAAAAAAATTAATTAAAATGTTTCAACCAAAATATAACAAACAATATAATAATAGGAGAAAAGAAAATGGAAAATAAATTTGTTTTATTAGAAGGTCAAGGCTCAATGTTTAATGAGTCTAATTGTCAGGTAATTCAATCTGGAAAAATGCTTATCAACGGCAAAGAAAGATACGCAAAAATAATAAAATTCACTAATCCAACTGGAGAAGAAAAGTTTGAATTAGTATTTTCTGCTGGTCTTTTGAAGAATGTTGAATTTGAGAAAAGTAAAGATGGATTTCCTGATTTAAAAGGGCTTGTTAATATAAATTTTGAAAATCTTAAAACTTACGAATTTGCGGCTTGGCATAAAAGATCAGCAAGTGGAACTACTTGGACCAGTACAAAGTTGCGTGAACACAAATTCAAAGATAAAGTAGATCAAAATACAAAAGGAGAAGATTTAAGCTTTGAAGAAAAATTCAAACCGCCGTTCTAAGAGATACGAAAACAAGGAACATTTAAAATATGTTGCTCAGCATAAATGTTTTATTACCAGAGCAGGATATTATAGTTGCGACGGCCCTATACAAGTTCATCATCTATTAAAACCAAGCGATGGAAAAAGAGGATGGAGTCTGAAAGCTGGCGATGATCAAACTATCCCCTTATGTATGTTTCATCATAGCCAGCTTCACACTAAATTCGGTAATGAATTTAAGTTTTTAAAACATTATGGATTTAAAGAGGATGCTGCTCAAAAATATGCAAAAATCTTATTTGAAAGAAGTCAAATAGATAACGATCTACCTTTTTGATTTAAAATGATTTTTATTATTTATTCCAAAAAAGGTTGACTTATCACTCAAAATCCCTAAAATAAAATAATATTTAATTGAAAAGGAGAAAAAATTGAAAGAATATCAAACTAAATATTACATATCCACTGGGCAAACCGATGAATCCTTAGATGTCTTTTATACACTAAGGCGTGTTTATTGGGATGATTGTCATGTTAATTCTGATGGTGCATGGACTACTGTTAAAAAATTATATCATTCTCATGTGAAAAATTTATCTACTAATTTTGATAAAGCTAAAATTAATGCTCAGCAATATATTGATCAAAATTATACTGATACTTTAAATCTTATACTGGATTTTTCAAAACCAGAATGTTCTGAAAATGAATGGGGTATCGGAAGTAATGGAGAAAAGGTTCAACATGAAAATAAGCAAAACATTTCAGCTATTAATTTATTTGAGATGTTTAATAAATGGCAAAACCTTGAATGGGTTGAGAGCATACCTGATTCAGAAGAAAGACAAAATTTCTCAGGAGTTGTTTTAGGTACTAAGTGGGAAGAGTCTCAATGGGGTGATACTCTTAAAATGTTATTCAAAGATGAAAGAGGTTTTACACTTTGGGGTTCAGTTCCATCAAAACTTACAGACCTAGATACTTTACAAGGTGCAAAAGTTTCGTTTGATGCACTTGTATCAAGATCAAAGGATGATGCACATTTTGGTTTCTTTAAAAGACCTACAAAAGCACAGGAGATTCAGTAATGGGAGAAATGAAAAGAAAAGAATATATAAGGATATCAAAAAAAGATGTTTATTTTATAAAAGAAACTTTAGGACAATCAGCTATTATGAAAAATTTCAAGATTGTTGCAACTTATAATGATTTTGAGAAAGCATTTAATAGATATTTAAGAAATAAAAAAAATGGCATCAGAACGATAATTACAGTTAGAAAAGATGGCCAAAAAAATAATATTGGACTGGGAGAAGTTGATCATGTCTGAATATGTTTATTATGTAGAATATTTTTGTAAAGAAGAATATGAAGCTCGTTTTAAAAGATACAAAGAATATGAAAGAAAAAAGTTTAATAATATTCTAACTAGAAAACAATTTGAAGAAGATGGTGAAAATTTCTATGATTCTTATGAATGTACTGAAGATTATATTGATTTTGATGAAGCTGAAGAAATTGCAAAAAAGCTTAGTTTGGAGACTGGAGAACAAACTTTTATGCGTGCTGGTTGGTTGACGCCTAGCAATATAAAATATGCACCACCCGATTTTGAAGCAGATGTAAATTATTTTAAAACCTTTGAGGGGGGGGAAGAATTAACATGAAATATAAATATAAAAAATATGTAGGATATAACGATATTTTTGATAGAGTTGAATCTATCGTAAAGCTGGCCCCAAACAAAAAAGATATGATAATTCAGCTAGAAAATTTTCGTTTAGAACTTGATGAAATTGTAAGTGCTAGAGAAAATATTGAATAATATTTTGAGTGTGGTATTTTTTGTATAAAAATAGATCATTCAGTATAATTAGAAAGGGAGGAGATTATGAATTTCTATCAAAAGTCTTTGGAATTTATTTTTGATGATAAAGTTCCTTATAGTATAAATGAGGAAAGATTTTCAAAATTTATAAGATTGAATCTTGAACGCATATCAAAAAAAGAAGTAGATGAAGAAGATATCAAAAATCAATTTAAAAAAATGTATGGCTTTAAGAGATTACAAGAAAAAATATTTCAATGACACAATATACAGATAAAGTTTTAGAAAGAAAATTAAGACTTGAGCAAGAAGCTAAAGGAAAAGAAATAGCTTACATTGAAGGAAGAAACGGAGTTCTAAAAACAAAATATCGTAACGGCATCACCAAATACGAATATAGGAATACAAAAACGATAAGAATTTATTGTGATATTTGTAAACAAGATGTTGATATTAAAGATATAGCTAATCATCACGATTGCATATAAAAATTCCCTTATGGAATATTTTATGTATAATTTGAATTGTGAAAGTAGCAAACTTAAAAATATCAGAAGTAAAACCTTATAAAAGCAATCCAAGAATCAATGATGATGCTATTGAAATTGTAGCTAAATCTTTAGAAGAATTCGGTTTTCAACAACCTTTAGTTTTAGATAAAAATAAAGAAATTATAGTCGGTCATACAAGATTATTGGCTGCTAAAAATCTAAAAATGGAAACAGTTCCATGTGTAATCGCAGAAAATCTTTCAGATGAAAAGATAAAAGCTTACAGAATCATGGATAATAAATCCGCTCAATATGCTTCTTGGAATTATGGATTATTAACAAAAGAACTCCAAGATTTATTGGATTCAAGTTATGATTTAGATTTTACTGGATTTACCGAAGAAGAAATTTCTGAATTGGATCTTGATTTTGGTTTAGAAGAATTTGAACCACCAATAGATGAAGATGAAGTTCCAGAAATAGATTTTTCTATAGTAGAAGAAAATGATATTTGGATATTAGATAAACATAAATTATATTGCGGAGATTGTACAAATGAAGAAAGTTATAAAATTCTTTTAAAAGATGTAGAACCAAATATGGTTTTTACTGATCCCCCTTATGGTATCAATTACGAATATAATACTCATAAAGATCAAGAGGGAGACGAATATTTACAATTTTGTGATAAATGGTTTTCCTTGCTTCAAAAATATGCTCCATCTTTTATATTCTTAACAGCTGGTTGGAAATACAATAATTTTTGGTTAGAAAAAAATCCAACAGATATTTTTTATTGGCTAAGTAGAAATAAACAATCTGGCGGAAAACTTTCACATTTTAGGAAAGTAGAACCTATATTTCTTTGGGGTAAAAATAAAAATAAATATAATTTAGATTTCTTTGATTTCAATTCTGATAGGTTAGATGGCTTAAGAGATCACCACACTTGTCCAAAACCTGTGAGATTCGTTGAAGAAGCTTTAACTGCTTTTGATAAAAATTCAATAGTTTTAGATACTTTCGTAGGATCAGGCACAACCATAATAGCAGCAGAGAAAAGAAAGCAGATTTGTTATGCGATGGAGATAGATCCTACATATTGCGATGTAGTCATAGAAAGATGGCAACAATATACTGGTAAAAAAGCATATAGATTACATGATGAAATTTATTTTGATGATCTGAAAGAAAACCAAAAAGAGGAAAATCAAGCGATTGCTAAAGCAGATGATTTGATTGAAAAAGAATTACAATAAATTACAAAAAATGGCAAATAAAAAGTCAAAATATAAAAAAATTACTCCAACTCTAAAGCAAAAATTAAAGATACTATATACGCAAGGTGATCAGGATGAACAAGGGATTCGGACAATCTATACTATTGAAGAATTAGCAAAAGATAATAAATTATCAAAAAATACACTGTATAAACTTGCACAAAGAGAAAATTGGAAATTTGAACAAGAAAAGTTTCAAAAACAATATGAAGAAAGATTAGAAAATCAAAGAATTCAAGAATTTGCTAAAGAAGCTAAAAAATTTGATTCCGTTTCTCTTAATATTGCAAAAGCACTTTTAGCAAGAGTTGGATCCATAATAAGAGAAGCCCAAAATACATCTATAAAAGAATTTACTCCCCAACAAATGGATGCTCTTGCTAGAGCAGCTTTAAATACTCAAAAATTTGCTAAACTTGCTTTAGGTGAATCTACAGATAATATAAATATCAATGGAAAAATTGAACAACAAGAAACTTTCGCAAGAGCTATGGAATTGCTTGATCACATTGAAAACAGCAGAAGCCGAAGCAGTAAGAATACGCACTGATTGGCTACAAAAAGCAAGAGAAAAGCAATTACAACCTAAAAAAGAACATTTTATATGGCTAATTCTTGCTGGGAGAGGATGGGGAAAAACTCTAACAGGTGCTCAAGATTTAGCTTTGTACGCATTAAGAAATCCAAATTCTAATTGTGCTGTATTAGCACCTACACATGGAGATTTAAGAAGAGTTTGTTTCGGTGGGCCAAGTGGATTAGTTAATATAATACCGAAAGAATGTTTTGAAAATTCATCAAATAGAAAAGGATTTTCAGCAAGTGTTTATGAAATGCGTTTATTCAATGGCTCAAAGATAACTGGATTTTCAGCACAAGAGCCAGATAGACTTAGAGGACCTCAATTTCATAGAGCATGGTGTGATGAAATAGCCGCTTGGCAATATCCAGAAACTTTTGATCAATTAATGTTTGGATTAAGATTAGGAGAAAATCCTCAATGTGTGATCACAACTACACCTAAACCAAACAAGATAATAAAGGATTTGATATCAAGAGAAGATGTAATAATTACAAAGGGAAACACTTTTGAAAATGCTGATAATTTAGCAGAATCAGCTTTATCTATGTTAAAAGAAAAATATGAAGGAACAACTTTAGGCAGACAAGAATTATATGCTGAAGTTGTAGAAGATATTGATGGTGCTTTATGGAAGCAAGAATTAATTGATAGAAATAGATTAGATATAGATACAGAAAAAGAATTATCTAAGATAGTTGTTGCGATAGATCCAGCAGTTACAGCTAATAAAAATAGTGATGAAACTGGTATTTTAGTTGTAGGCAAAGACTTCAATGGAAATTTTTATGTGCTTGAAGATTTATCAGGAAGGTATTCTGCTGAAAAATGGGGTAGAATAGCAATAAATGCTTTTTATGATTGGGATGCCAACTATATTATTGCGGAAACAAATAATGGTGGAGATTTAGTAGAAAGGTTGATTAAAAACATAGATGCTAATATTCCATATAGAAGTGTAAGAGCAACAAGAGGAAAGATTTTGAGGGCAGAACCAATACAAGCATTATATGAAAGAGATAAAGTTTTTCATGTTGGTATTTACAGACAGTTAGAAGAGCAAATGTGCAGTTATACAGGGGAAACTAATACTTCGCCTGATAGATTAGATGCTTTAGTTTGGGGTTTAACTGAACTAAGTAAATCATCAGGAACAGCAACTTGGAGAATAAGCTAATGGCTGATAATAGAAATATATTTCAAAGGATTTTCAACTTGAATCCTAATCAAAGAACACAACAAAAAATGATGGGATATTTTGGAGTCGGAACTTCAGAAGCAAAAACTTATAACTATCAACAATTAGCAGAAGAAGGTTATCAAAAAAATGCCATAGTTTATCGTTGTGTGAATGAAATAAGCAAAGGAGCAAGTGCTGTTCCCTTTATATTGAAAGATGGCGAACAGATATTACAAGAACATCCGCTAATAGATTTATTAAATAGACCTAATCCATTACAAAGCTATTCTGAATTCTTTAATAGTCTTTATGGTTATATTTTATTAAGTGGAAATGCTTATATTTTAAGAGTCGGCAGTGATATGGGTATGCCAAGAGAACTTCATCAATTAAGACCAGATAGGATTGAAGTCAAAGGAAAAGGAAACGCTATTCCTGAAAAATATGTTTACACTATTAATGGAAGAAAAAAAGCTGAATATGTCGTTGATCAAGAAAACGGATTTAGTGAGTTAAAACATGTAAAGCTTTGGAATCCGTTAAATGATTATTACGGTCTATCCCCCTTAAATGCAGCTGCAGTTGAAATAGATCAATTTAATATGTCAAATAAACATAATGTAAATCTTTTAGAAAACGGAGCAAGACCTAGTGGAGCCATTATATTTAAACCACAAGATGAAGCAGGTTTTGATGTAAATTTAACGGAAGCCCAAAGACAGCAATTATTAACTGATTTAAATAATAGATTTCAGGGAACAAATAATGCTGGCAGACCATTATTATTAGAAGGTGATTTTGATTGGCGTGAAATGGGGTTAAGTCCAAAAGATTTAGATTTTGCTAGATTAAAACACATGTCAGCAACCGATATAGCTTTATGTTTTGGTGTTCCTTCTCAACTTGTTGGAGTTCCAGATGCTCAGACTTATGCAAATGTAGCTGAAGCTAGATTAGCTTTATACGAAGAAACGATCATTCCACATTTAAGAAAAATAGCAAGTGATTTGAATGAATGGTTAGTGCCAATGTTCGGAGAAAATTTACATTTAGAATTTGATATTGATTCAATTCCAGCATTATCCGAAAGAAGAAAGAAAATTTATGAAAATGTAACTTCCGCTGTTCGTGAAGGAATTATGACAAGAAATGAAGCAAGAAAGATTGTCGGTTTAGAACCAATAGATGGAGCAGACGGTCTTTATATTTCAGCAAATTTATTTCCATTGAATGAAGAAGCTGTTCCAACACCTGAAGTAAATGATAATGAAGAAGATGAAAAAGATTACGAAGATTTCATGGAAGATGAAGAAAAAGATGAACATATAACTAATTTTCCAAAACGAGGAGAAAACAAAAAAATATCTTTAAGAAATAGTAATTATCCTCAGTTTGATTATGAATTTGCAAGAAATGTTAAAGATGATGGCCCCTCAAAAATTTGGTTAGCAGGTGGAAATATAAGAGGTAATGATGCTTTCATTTTATGGGGAAGAGCCAGACAAGGATCTGAGACAACAACTGTTCTTAATTGGATTAAAGAGAGAGAAGCTTGGGCTGCTCGCCATAGTGTAAGGGATGGAAATCAGTTTGCTGATGGAACATTAGAACCCAATCTTTCAAATGTTGCTGGTGTTGTATCTCTTATTAAATGGGGAGTAATCAATCCAAAACTGGGTGAACAAGGGATGAAGGATGTAATATTAGAATTGACAAAAAAATTAGAAGGGAAAAAAGATTATTTGGATCTTCTAAAGAATAATGATGTTTTAATTGATATTACAGAAAAACAATTAGCTGATGTAAAACAAGTTTCTGCAAAAGTAAAAGAAGCATTAAAAAATAAAGTTGAAGAGCATAATGAAAAATATGGGGATGATCCAACAAAACGAGTAACTCTAAGGACACTTGAAGCAGTATTTCGTAGAGGAGTTGGGGCGTACAATACATCACCTTCTTCGGTTCGCCCCGCAGTTAGAAGGCAAGGTGGTGCTGATCGCTGGGCGTACGCACGCACGAACAGCTACTTATTTGCTTTGAGAACAGGTCGCTTTCAGGGCGGAAAACACGATACAGATTTATTTCCAAAAGGACATCCTCTATCTTCTAAAGAATGAGAAAACTATTAAGAAAGCAGCTTTATAAACCTGAAGCTCGCAGAATTAATACACAATCCGAAGTCAGAAAAAGAGGCATTTTAAATAGAAATTTAGCTAGAACTCTTAATAGGAAATTGATAGATGTTTTCAATGAATTTGGTAAAAAAGAAACAAAGAAATTCCTTGAAAGTAATGATTTCAATTTAGAACAAGCCCAAAAAAATCTCTATCAAAAATTAGTTCCAATATTAGAAAACCATTATAGAAAAATTGTAAGGATAATATTTCGCAATAATGAAAAAAAATATGGATTTGATAAAAAAGAAGATGTTTTAGTTTTTGGAAGAAATGTTTCATTAGATCAACAAATAAAAAGATTCTTACAAGAAAGAGGATTAGTAATATTTAGTGGCATGTCCTTAACTATGTCAAAAAGATTAAGAAATATTATTGCTAAAGAATTTGAATCTGATAAAAGTTTACCAGAAATAGAGAAAGCAATTATCAAGCAATTCTCTTTTGTTTCAAGGACTAGAGCCGCACTTATTGCCAGAACCGAAACATCTACTGCTCTTGGAAAAGCAGATAATGATTATCATAAATTATTAGCTACTGATACTGGAATTTATATGAAAAAAACTTGGGTTGCTGTAAATGATGGAAGAACACGTGATGGTCATAGAGAAACAAGTAATAAATATCGTAATGATCCTATAGATATTGATGCTGATTTTGATGTAATTGGGCCAAAAGGAATAAAAAAAATGGGTTTTATTGGAGATCCAAGAGGTGGCCCTGAAAATGTAATAAATTGTAGATGTGTTATAAGTTATATAAGTGCTGATGATATTGTTGATGAAGAAGATTAAAAGTCTGTTTTCAATCTATATACAAAATATTGTTATAAACATTATCTTTTGCTACTATATATTGATAAATGCCAATTCCGAAACCAAAAATAACAGAATCACGGCGAGATTTTATAGAAAGATGTATGGGAGATACGACAATGGTTGATGAATATTCAGATACTTCACAAAGATCAGCTGTTTGTAATAGTAGTTACGAGTCCTATAAAGAAGAATCTTTAACAAACGAAAAAGAAGAAATAAGAGAAGATGTTTTTACAACTGAAGAAGAAGCTTTAGAAAGAGCAAATGAGATTGGTTGTGAGGGCACACATACACACGATGCAGATGGACAATTAGTATTTATGCCATGTTCTAGTCATGCAGATTATACGAGATTGACTGGCAGGGAGTTAAGTGGGTATGGCATGGGGAAAAAACCTAAGAGAAAGAAGCCGAAAATGAAAAATGATTGTGGATGTGATGAAATTAAAGATGATTTCGTTGATTACAAAACAGAATTCAAAGGTGGACACTTAGAAGATGAAGAAAATGAAGATTACGGAAAATTTGAAGGTTATGGATCTATTTTTGGTAATAAAGATTTAGGTAATGATGTCATAGAACAAGGGGCGTTTTTAAAATCATTAAAAAATAAAAAACCCAATCAAGTAAAACTTCTTTATCAGCATAAAACAGATATGCCAATAGGAGTCTTTGATGAAATAAGAGAAGATGAAAAAGGTTTATTTGTCAAAGGCAGATTAGCACTGAAAACTCAAGCTGGTGCAGAAGCTTATGAATTAATGAAAATGGGTGCTTTAGATGGTTTATCTATTGGATTTAGAGTCAATCCAAAAGAAGTAGAATATGATAAAAGGGCCAATAAAAGAATAATAAAAGAAGTAGAATTAATGGAAGTATCTTTAGTTACTTTTCCTATGAATCCCAAAGCTAGGGTGCAATCGGTTAAGGCTCAAGATATCACTATTAGAGAGTGGGAAAGCGGACTGCGTGAGGCTTTCAATTTATCCCGTTCCGAAGCAAAAGTAGCCGCAGGTGCGGTTCATAAGTCCTTTGATCAGCGTGAGGCTGCTTCAAGAACTGAATTGCTAGAAGGCATTAATAATTTAACTAAAACCTTAAAAAATCTTAATTATTAGGAGGCTAATATGTCGCAAGAAATTAAGGAAGCACTAGGCACTCTGGCTGGAACTTTTGAAGAATTCAAAAAAGTAAACGATGAGCGTTTAGAGGCTATAGAAAAAGGTTCAGGAACAGCTTACTTAGATGAAAAATTGGATAAGATTGAAGCAACGCTTGATTCTTATGAAAATTTAAATCAAAAGATGGTTGTAAATGAACAAAATGCAAAGAAAATGCAAGGGCAAGTTGAAAAACTAGAAACTGTTTTGAAAAGACCAGATTCAGGTTTTGATTCAAAGTCTATTGATGAATCTTTGCATGTTTTTGATGCGTATTGTAGAAAAGGCTTTGAAGCCCTTTCTGATGCTGAAAAAAAAGCACTTACTGTTAGTAATGATTCTACAGGGGGTTATTTAGCACCACCAGAATATGTTAGAGAACTCATTAAAGATATTACTGAGATTTCACCAATTAGAGGAATTGCTAGAGTAAGAAGCACTGGTGCTAGAAGTATTCAAGTTCCAAAAAGAACTGGAACTTTCTCAGCTCAATGGGTTGCTGAAAGTGGAACAAGATCCGAAACAACTGGTTATCAAGTTGGTTTAGAAGAAATTCCAGCACATGAATACTATGCTTTAGTAGATATTTCAGAACAGGATTTAGAAGATTCCGTTTTTGATTTAGAAGCTGAAATGCAGAGCGAGTTTAGTACTCAATTTGCAAAAGCAGAAGGTGCAGCTTTCGTAAGTGGAAATGCAGTGGGTAAACCTGAGGGATTTATGACTAATAGTGATGTTAGTGAAGTGAATTCAGGAAATGGCACAGCTTTACTAGCAGATGGACTTCTTTCATTAGTCCACTCAATTAAATCTGATTATGCAAATAATGCTACTTTTGTTTTTAATAGAAGCACTTTATCTGAAATCAGAAAATTAAAAGATACTGCTGGACAATATGTGTTTCAAGCTGGAATGAGTTTAGTTCAAGGTGTACCAAACACAATACTTGGCTATCCTTATGTTGAAGCTACAGATATGCCAAATGTGGGAGCAAATGCGTTTCCTGTAGCGTTTGGAGACTTTTCAAGAGCATATATGATTGTAGATAGAATTGCTTTAGCTGTATTGCGTGATCCTTTCACACAAGCAACTACAGGGAATGTTAGATACATCGCTCGTAGAAGAGTAGGTGGGCAAGTAATTTTGCCTGAAGCAATTGTTAAACAAAAAGTATCAGCGTAAGCGAGGAATAGATTATGAAAGATTTAGGAAATAATTTAACACCCGTCAGCATGACTGCAGCCGTAGTCGCATCTGGAAACGCTACAACTACAACTGGAACTGAGATAGACCTACAAGGTTTTGAAGGTGCATTTGTAATGTGTAATTCAGGTGCTGAGGGTGATACCTTAGCTTCAAATTTGAAGTATGAATTTAAGCTTTTTCATGGCGATACTAGTGGTTCATTAACTGCAGTATCAAGCCAACTAGATGTAACCGATGCAGCTATCGCTAGCGATGGCACATGGTTAACATTAGATGATAATGCTGAAACACCTCAGGTGTCTGGAATTGGATATGTAGGTGGCAAAAGATATATCAGGGTTGATATTGTCAGAACTGGCAATCACAGCACTGGTACTCCATTGTCAATTACTTGCATTAAAGGTTTCCCAAGACATGCAGGTGGTGCTTCAACTTACAGCTTAGCGTAAGTATTTATGTATGTGGGGAGGAAACTCCCCACTCTTTAAGAGGATAATTATGGCAAAATTCAAAATAATAGTACCTAAACCAGCAACAGCTAATAAAGATGGAACTGAAGTAAAACTCTATGTTGCTGATGAAATTGTAGATGCTAAGGAAGAATGGCAAGATGAAGTTATGAAAACCTTTGTTGATAATGGTTGGGCTATAGAAGTCAAAGTAGATAGTCCTGATGAAACAGTAGATGTTGAAGCTGATGTAAAACCTAAAAGGGCTAGAAATGACAAAGGGCAATTAGTAGGTGATGATCCTTCTACTCCTGATGTCAACGAAGCTTGGGAAGGTGGAAAAGCACCAAAGAAAACAACAAAGAAAACTACAAAAAAAAGCACAGCAAAGAAGAGTACAAAAAAGAAAAGTAGTTAATGGCAAAATCTAGGCCGAACACAATTAGCACGATTGAAGCTTTTAAAAATGAGTGTTCTATTAGATTTGAAAACATTGAAAGGAGATTCCAAAGCGGATCAAAAAGATTTGATAAGCTGGAATATCTAATTTTCC